GACATGATACAACTTAGCCGCTTTGCCGTGTGGGTGACACTATGACATTCAGCGTGTTTGCCAGATGTGACACTTCCGGATACACGGCAGCGCCAAGCGGTGCCAAGTTCGTACCAGGGCATTTCATAAAGGTCAACCCGACCGACATGGGGTCGGCGGTAACGAGAGCTGCGATCGTCAATTTTGTTAACAACACACCAACAGTGCGCGGAGTCAAGGTCGTTAAGTTCTGGGGTGAGCTAGAGATATCCGGCGCTCTCACCGGGGTAGGGATAGATGACTGGGATGCGATGTTGACAGAGCTCAATCCTGATAAGTATTTGATACTCGGGATCGCCAACAAGTGCTTCGGTACTAACCCGGCGTTGCAGCTGCCCCTCGATCTGATGACGACCACGGGCAACTACACAGACGCCAGCGGCACCCACATGACTTACCAATATCTATGGGCGAACAAACACACGAGTGGGGGTTCGATCGGGCAGGCCAAAGACTATTACTGGAAGATGTGGGACACAACCCTACGGGCGCGATACGCCGCTTTCTTGGACATGCTGTCGGCCAAGTACGACAACAACCCGCGAGTCTGCCGGATCGATACGCTCGAAAGCTCATACGGCACCCAATTGATCCCTGAAGCCACGACAGGGTTTAATGCTACGGACTACGAGGATGGATGGATCGCTGCGTACATAGACACGCCGACTCACTTCACAAAGACACCATATACATTCCACACGAATTTCCCGCGGCCTTTCTTGTTCCGGATGTCACAGGTTATGGTGGCGAACTATGTTGGCCTAGGGGCACCGAACAGCAACAGACATCCTGGGTACTTGACCACCAATTCAGGAAGTACAGGGGATCCTACGACCAATGTGCCCAATGCCTGCGGTATGGTCTATTACTACCCACATTTTAACGGTACGCTATTCCTAGCACCCGAAGCTCAGGGCGACGACTTTGAGTCGAGTACAGGCAACTCAACACCGGTGTTGTACGACTACCCGAGCTTCCAATCGATTTTCGAGCGATGCCGCGATGTGCTGCACGCAAACACTATGGTCTGGTTGCGGATACCTGGGTACTGGGACGGCACCACCGTGAATAACGAGAGCGGAGTACCACACAACCCACCGATGAGTCTCCAGACGTTCCTGTCGACGCACCCAGATATCGTGGCCGGGGGCGCTTCTGGTGGGCTGAACACCACTGTACCGACTAATTTGGTAAGGCCAGCATAGAGCATGGAAGAAGAACTGGAACTGGACATGTCCTACCTGCTCATGCGGGTGAGAGAGCTCAAGGAAGAGAAGGCACGCAAGGACGCCGACCGGTTCGACGCACTGTGCCGGACTATCTCCAAGAAGAGGGACGAAGCTGTTAAAGCTCGAAAAGCCTCGGGCATCGAGACAATTTGGCAAGAAGATCAAGACTACTACGAGGGCGTGGACCAGTATAACCGAACCAGGGTGAAGTACAACAAACCGTATGCTTCCGACGCACCGCTAGTCGAATCGGGAGGGGTAGCTTCCTCTCCGAACCAATGCACGGAGTTCTTCAACATAACCCGTCAGTTCGTTGACTCTGCCGATGCGCGAGCAGCGGACATACTGGTCCCTCGAGGCGAATGGAACTGGGGCGTGAAGAAGACCCCTATCGGGGACGATGCCGGAGAAAAGACCGCAGGGGAGCAGACACAGCAAGACGAGGCACAACAAGCGGCCATCGCGTTGAAGAATGCGAGGGGCGAGATGCGCATAAGGGACTGGTTGACCGAAGCCAGATACGCCAGGGAGTACCGCAAAGCGATCAACTCGGCAGCGAGGATAGGCACAGGCATTCTGGAAGGCCCGTTCACCTCTATCGTGAAATCTAAGGTGGTCAACGAGGCAGGTGAGCTGGTTGTGGAGAAGAAGATCGCCCCAGGTGTGAGATTCGTAGAGCCAGATGACTTCTTCCCAGACGGAAACTGCGGGGACGACATACACAGCGGGAGCTTCGTCTTCAAACGCAGCTCACTGTCGTACAGAGAACTACAGGAGCTGAAGCTCCTAGGCGGCGAGTACATACACGAGGCCATTGATAAAGTATTGAAGGAAGGCCCTGGGAAGTGCTACGCAGACCAGAAGAAAGAACAAGGCGACAATGACCTCTTTGAGGTCTGGTACTACACGGGCGATATCGACATGAACGACGTCGACCTGATCGACGATCGGTTCGCTGAAGAGATCGGCGTCGAGATGGACAACGGCGACGTGCGACTGACCGGTGCTGAGGGCGACGAAGAACGGGGCAAGGACTTCCAGTCTGTAGTGGTCGTGATGATTAACGAGACCATCATCAAAGGCAACCTCAACCCGATGCAAGATGGGGCGTTCCCTTACGACGTTATATGCTGGCAGAAATCGAAGGGCCATTGGGCAGGAATAGGCGTTGCACGCCAGATGCGAGTACCTCAGAAGATTGTACTGGACATGGGCCGCTCTTTGATGGACAACATGGCTCTGGCATCGATACCGATGATCGCCATGAAACAAGGCGCAGTAATACCTGAGAACGGGGTAATGGAGCTGGCCAAGGGTAAGCTCTGGTACTTCACTGACGAACAGATAACTTCGATCCAAGAAGCGATCCAGTTCCTGATAGTGCCTAGCATGCAGCGTGAGATCATGGAGATCATAGCGCTAGCGGGCAAGATGGCCGAGGACGCAACCGGAGTAAACGCCCTGCTGCAGGGGGAGCAAGGGCAGGCAACCGACACGGTAGGGGGTATGAACCTCTTGCACAAGAACGCATCGGCGTTACTGAGACGGGTGGCCAGGGCGTGCGACGAGGCAACGGAGAACCTCTTGGGGCGAATCTACGATTGGCTTCTGCTGTACGGCGAGCCAGACGAGAAAGGAGACTTGGAGATCGAAGCAACAGGATCTTCGGTGCTTGTTGAACGTGAGCTGGAAGCTATGCAGGCTCAACTGCTGCTGCAGTTCTCAGCCGATCCTGAGTTCGGTATCAACAAGAGCGCTATCATGCGCCGGATAACAAGGGGCTGGGGTTTCGAGCCTACCGAGATATTCTACTCGAAAGAAGAACTGCAGAAGAGAGCAGAGGCCGCGGCACAACAACCGCAACCTCAAGACCCTCGCATAGCAGCAGAACAAATAAGATCCGAAACAGCGTTAGCGATAGCCGACAAGCGGTCTCAAGACAACGCTCTCAAAGTGTCGAAAGACACGGACAGGGACGCAGTCTACTCCGCAGGGGTGGCAGAACGCAACCAGATGACTTACCAGGTACAAGTCGAGAAGTTACAACTGGAAGAACGCCTGGCACTGCTGCAGTACGCACACGACGAGCGGATAACCCTGGCGCAGGCTAAGGTGCAGTTGGCCAAAGCAGCGATGGAGATCCAGGCGACCGAGAGACTCGCGAACATCGAGGCTCCGGCGAGTAGATTACCGAACCCACCTGTTGAGCCTCCGGGCACCGCAACTCCTGGAAGGAGTTTCACAGAATGATAGAACCAGTACTCCGGCTGACAGAATCTGAGAAGAACTCTCAGCTGTGGAGAAAGATCAAGGAACACTTGGAAAGTCTGAACGACAAAGACCGCAGACGCAATGACGATACGGCTTTGACTGAAGACGAAACGAGGAGAATCAGGGCACTGATCGCCGCGAGGAAGGATGTGCTCAAGTTAGACTTTTAAAACCCACGACCGCGAGGCCGAATAGGAGTAGCAATGCCACCAGTAGAAGAGCAACAAACAGCAGAAGAAGTACAAGCGATCATTGATACAGCCGCTCAAAAGGAGATGGCCCGCATAGCTGGGGTCCCTGAACCTGAGACAACCACGACAGCAGAGCCCCAAGCAGCAGAGGCTAGCGCACCCGTGGAGGAAATCCAAGAGGTTAAGGAACCCTCGTTAGCGGATCAGATCGCCGAGCTACGAGAGCAGAACAGGCAGCTGAGGAAACACGTTGATACCACATACGGTAAACACGGGCAGGAAGTACAGTTCATCAAGAGACGTCTGGACTCATCGAGTCAAGCAACGCCGAACTTGAATGACGTCTTCAGCCGGATCAACATTGAGGACCCAGCGTTCGCCGAGTTGAAGGAGGAGTTCCCTGAATTAGCTGGCCAGTTTGTGACCGCGCTGAGTAAGGCCCTCACCCGTCAGGAAGCGGAACAAAAACCGGTAGCCGATGTTAAGACCTCGGATACGGGCAACGAAACACAAAGGCAAGAGACTCGAGTAACCGAGCAAACAGCGAACAATCCCGCATTGGACAGGATGGCGTTGGACACTCTGCAGACGAAGCATCCCGACTTCTTGGAGTTGGCGCACTTCTCAGCGGACGAGTTAGCACCGGGTATGGTGAGCGTGAAGTGGAAGGATAAACAATTCGGCGATTGGTTGGATACGATGCCAAGTGACGTCAAAGAGGCGATTCTGATAGGAGGCTCTGTGGAAACACCAAGCGCTTCACAGATATTGCGCATCAGCGACATCATGACAGAGTACAAGCAACACATAGCCGGGGCTGGTGAACCAGATACAAGCAAGCCGGAAGAAGTTAAACAAGAGGTCAAAACGAAGCCTAAAGTTGACTTGAGCAGGACCCTAATGCCTACGAGCCGCCAGACAGGGAAAGTAGCCCTGACTGACGAAGAGATAATCGAGCAGGCGAAGAATAGGGAAATGATTAGAGTGATGAATGGCGGGTGATCTCCTATAAAAATTAATCAACAGGAGTAATTAGAAATGCCTATTAATCAATATGGCTTACCACCAGACCGAATCGGTAAATCCTTGGGGCGCATCATCCCCCACGCACAGGCTGTCATCGTGCTGGGCACCCTGGGACAGAAGGATAACCGTAAGAAAAACACCGGCATCAAGACCGTGTACCGTCGTATCCTGCCTAAAGGCGCGACAACTGCCAATCCGAACCAGTTCTTCCAAAACGGAACCGGCGACCGTACAGCGGCTTATGTAGCCCAGCACCAACTGGCGGACGGTATCATGCCGATGGCCGAGACCGTATCGGTGCAGGACATCGAAGTTGATCAAAAGCAATTCGGTATGGTGTACGGTTTCACAGACCGCACCAACGATTTGTCTGAAGATCCGATTCCGGAAGAGCAAGAGAACCTGCTCGGAGAACGTATCGGTCTGGTTCGCGAGATGGTGCTGTTTGGAGTGCTGAAAGGATGTACCACCCGCTTCTACGGCGGCACAGGCACATCACGCGGTACGGTGAATGGTACGTTGACTCTGCAACTGTTGCGTCGTATCGAGCGCAGTATGAGAAACAACCACGCCATGCCAGCACGTAA